GTCCTGTGCCATTTCTGGAGACCATTGAGCTCTAAGTTTTCTTTCAGTAACCGATACAGTAACAGACTGAAGGTCGAAAGAAACTTCACCGATTTTATCTTCGAATTCAAGATTCTTGTAGATTCTGTAAGTAGCTTGGAAAGCTGAGCTTACTGATGCTGTTGTAGATGAGAACGTTGAACCAGTGTATCCATCGAGTGAAGAATCTCCACAAGAAATACATACAGGAACTTGTAAGTCAACTTCAAGATAAATTTTACCCTCAGCGTCACAAGTATCATAATATGTACCACCATCAGTTTTACTATTTGGGAAAACTAAAGTTTCATTTTGTCCGTATTGTACAATACCCTTTCCGTATCTTTGTGTTACAACTCTGAATAGGTAGTTATTTTGAGTATTAGCAGAAGTGTATACGTTGCCAAGAACACCACGAATTTGAAGGTCAGATAAAAATTCTTCAGTATCCATTGGTTGACCATTAGGTCCGATAAGTTGACCAGCACCTGCTGACGCAAATCCTGACATTACAATAAGAACTTTTCTATAGTTTGCAACAGCGTATCCAGATTGTATAAGCTCACTTCCAAACCAAACAACAGTTTGAGTATCGGCTGAAATTGCCGAGAAAGAACCTTTAGAGTAGTCGTAAAGACCTGGAGGGTCTAAAGCGGGTTCGTTACCTTCGTAGAATCTATCGTAAAGGTCTTTTTGAGTGTTGTAATCATAACCACTGTTTGGTGTTTGACCAGCAGCAGCGTTAGGTGCTCCAAAAGGTGCCCAGTGTTCATTTGCTCCAGCTCCTGTGTAAGACTGAATGTTTGGTACAAAGTAGAACAACTTACCGATAGGTAGGTTCATAGCTTGTACAGAAACGATGTCGTTAGCCAAAAGCTTAGAGAATACTCTTCGTACGATTGGAAATACAACAGTTTCAAACGCACCGGTATCAGCAGTTGATGATGCTTCGTTAATCAAATATGACGCTTGGTTTTCATATAACTGCGCGATATTTTCTTTTAGGTGTCCGTTAAGCCCGTCAAGGAAACCTAACTTGTCCCATTTGTTAATTGTGTCTTCTTTGATAACTTTAAGGTGCTTAAGACCGATGTTACCAACAAGACCACTTTCTAATAATGCTCCCATTTTTGTTTTTTGTTTTTAGGATTTTTATTTATTTTTTACAATTTAGACATTAAATCCTTAATTCTTAAGAACTGAGGGTTTTCATATGTCTTTGACTCAATAAGGGTTGTTGCTGAACCCGAAGTTTTATTCGAATTCAATTGTCTTTCAACACTCTCTGAAATATTTTTAGTTTCAGTGTGAGAAAGTTCATCCTTAACAGTCTTGTAGAGTTGCTTTGATTCTTTAAGAGATTCTACCGAATCAAATCTTCTCAAGATATTTATTTTTTCTTTTTTGGTAGTGGAATGTTCTGTGAACAATCTTGTAGCATAAGCTAAATTAGAATTGAATACAGCAACTTCATTTAGTTTTTCTCTGAAAACATTCAAAGCTTTTCTGTACTCTTCATTTTTTTCTCTGAGCATTTTTAACTCAGCGTCAATTGATTCTACTTTAACGCCATTATTACCATAAACATAATTTCTATTGTTTGTGATACCTTTTCTTAATCCTCTACCTTCTTTAGACCCCATTCCATAAGTTCTAGCAGCTTCTTTTGTTTCTTCTTTGGTTTCATAGTCTTTTTTTCCAGGTTGTGTTTTAGATTTGTCACCTTTGTTTCCTCCGAATTTACCTTCGTAGTCTTTGAAGTGTCCATCTTTACCTTCTCCAGCTTTCTTTTCAACACCGTCTACTTTTTTACGCTTGTATTCGTGTTTCTTAGAGCCGAAGTCATTCCCTTCTTCCATTTCACCTTCTTTGAACTCAAATTTTGCTTTACCAGTACCCATAGTTTTAGGGCCAGCCTTTTTGTGGTCGTCAAATCCTTTTTTAGGTAAAGTACTATCGTACTTAAACTTAGGATGACCCATTCCAACGCCTTTTGGTTTTACAGTCATTTTAGCTTCGGTCAGGTCGTAATCTTCAGAAGCCATCTCGTATTCCATCATGTCCGAATCTTCTTCATCCATCATTTCCTCGAGTTCTTCTTCCATTTCTTCCTCATCCATTTCTATTTCATACATGATTTCATCTTCCGAATTATCTTTTCTTGAAGAATAAAGGGCTTCTATAACAGCGTCTAAATCTGCATCTTCTTGCATATCTAGTTCTGAGAAATCCATTTCATCTTCCATCATGTCTTCACCTTCCATCATTTCGTCCTCTTCTTCCATCATTTCATCTTCTTCTTCCATTTCGGATTCTTCAAGTTTAACGATGTATTCAGTGTCCTCACTTTCGTCGGTTAGATGAATTTCATCTCCGTCTTTCACAACAACGATTCCATCTTCTGGTCCCATTGCTTTGAAAGCTTTGATTACTTCTTCATCAGTCATGTCGGTCATGTCAATAGTGTCTTCCATATCATCGAAATCCATATCTTCCATTCCCATATCTAATTCTTCAGAGTCTTCCATATCCTCTACCTCGCCACCCATGTCTAACATGTCTAACTCGGTATCGAACTCAACCTCATCATCTTCTTGTTCAGAAAGAGATTCCTTTACTAACTGACTGATTTCTTCCTTCATAGTAGAAGCAAGTATTCCTTTTGCGTTTTCGGCAATTACCTCTTCAACGTTTTTCATTTGAATGAGTGCCTCTTCAACTAAATTTTTAGTTTCTTGCATGTAAATTGTTTTCATAATAAATAGTTATCAAAACAAAAAAATCCGTTAATACCTCTTTCATAGTGAAAAAGATATTGACGGAAATAAAAAAAGGTGGGTTTCCCCACCTTTAAATGCTTATTCGATTACCTCATCGATTTTACTTTCGACCACCGATACTATTCGCCAGTCGTGTTGAAACCCGGTATACTTTTTAGTAACCTTTGCTTCTACATCAGTGACTGAGAACCCATTAACGAGTTTTTCTTCTCTGATTTTTTTAACACGACCCGAGTTTTCATCTGGTAAATCATAAACGACTTTAGCAACGAAGAATTTTTCATCCATAATAAATAAATTAATAATTAACGATTTAAATAATCGGATAATTTTTTCATTAAGTCAACTGATTTGCCCATTCCAGAGTCAGAAATTTTTTGTTTTCTTTCTTCTTCAAGGTTTTCTTCATACATACTTCTTTCCTCAGGGCTACCAAAAAGGTACGCTCCAGGAGTTGATGGTGATGAAACGAGGTCAAAACAAATTAATTCAAAATCATCTTGAACTTCATTTTGTTCGCCAATTTTTTTCAATGAACCTACCCCACGAGAAGAAACCCCCATTGTTACGCCTTGTCTTATAAGATTTGCGGCAATATCTCCTTTGGTTGACACAATTCCACTTTCATGAAAGCCTGGAGAAGTCAACAGCTTCAATTTACCCATAAGGATATTTCCATCCCACCATACGTCAGTGATAATGTGAGAAACTCTATCCAAATCAATTAGAGAAGATTCTGGGTGGTTAAGTTCAGAAGTTGATAACCCCTTTTTAATTGCATTTTTATATCTATCTGCTTCACGTTTTAAAATTTTCTCTGGATATACTCTACCATTACGGTTGGGCACACCATATTTTTGAAGAACTGCGTAAAACTCGAATGGATTTCTGTAATCTATTTCCTTTTTACCCTCTAGTATGGATTCGTTTAATCGGTCTTTTGGTGATACATATCCAGCATCCATTTCAATCAGAATGCCTTTTCCACTATCTTTGGGACCTAAAATCGGTAAATCTTTCATTATATCTTTTAAAGATAAATATAATACTAGTTGAATGTTTTTAGATTCAACTTGTCTTTACTAGAACTAAAAGTAAAATAATCGTTTTTTATGATGCAATCTTTATAAATTTCTTTGATAATTTTTTTTACAAATTCTTTTAATTGTGAACCTTTAAAATCCATTTCTTGTTTTGTAAAAAGATTAATTTCAAGATTCATAAATGATTTTTTATTTACTTGAATTCCACTAGTTCGCAAATCCAAATCAACTATAAATTTTTCT